CATTTTAAAAAGATTAATAAAAGTTTCTACTATCATCGTTGTGCGAGAAAGCCAGGCCGCGATGACAACAGAACTTAAAAAGGAGCAAAGAAAATCCATGGGCTTTTTTTCTCCTAAGAGGAAAAACTAAAATGAGTAAGATCGCAGAACTTGGTCAAAATTATGAAAATTTACCTAATATATTAGAAGTATATGAAGAAAATCTTTCGCACGCAGCCTCTCAGTTAGACATTACGGGTAAGAAGCTAGAAATGGCAAATAGTGAAAACTCTGCGTGGTTACATTATTATGATCAGCGCCGCGTAGAATTACGCACATTAGTGAAATTCTTTGAAGCGGAAGAAGAACGAATTCGTGGTAGTCTTTTTAAATCATATAAAGAAAACTACTCAAGGGCATTAGGCGAGCGTGAAATCAATAAATATATCGACAACGAAGGAAAGTACATATATATTCATTCGTTATTGATTGAAGTAGAAGAGGTGTATGAGCAATATCAAAGTACGGTAAACGCATTTATTTCACGCAACTATGCACTATCAAATATTACTAAACTAAGAGTTGCACAATTGGAATATGTAGAAATATAAAACAAATGATAAAAACTAGAAACTGTAAGATAATATTATTAGATGAAGTAAATTGTGTTTTTGTAGGGTTACACCCCGATCATGTTATTTACTTTTACGAAATGTATGGGATCTTTACCGAAAGCCATTACTTTAATCCGAAATTTCAATTGGGGTCATGGGATGGGAAAATTCGATTTTTCCACAAAAATGGAAAAACGTTTGTTAATCTTCTTGGTGATCTTATACCGAGAGTATATAACCTTGATTACAATATAGATATTGTTGACCAACGAAAGGCTGCCCCAATCTCACCACCGCCCATAACTAAAGATTTCTTTTCTTATGTTGATGATCCTGAAACTGGCAAGCCATGGGAAATAAGAGACTATCAGATAGAGATGGTTAACGCTCTTATGAATAATGCGGGTGGCATTGGCATTGCAGGCACTGGTGGCGGAAAAACAAGCATGTGCGCTGCCCTAGCATTATCTTATGAATTGGCAGCTGGGTATCGTTCTATTATCATCGTTCCTGATACTACATTAACAGATCAAACGAAAGAAGACTATGAATTCTTTGGTTTAGATGTTGGTGAATATAGTGGTACGTCCAAAGATTTAGATCATAAACATGTTGTTTCAACATGGCAGACATTAAAGAATAATCCTACGGTTATTTCACAGTTTCATATGGTGATTGTTGACGAATGTCAAGGACTTCGTGGACCTGTATTAAATGCATTATTAATAGAACACGGTAAAAGTATCGCATATAGGTTTGGTTGTACTGGCACGTTACCTGAAGGTGAAACTGATGCTATGTCAGTAAAAATTGCCGTCGGTGAAGTACAATATACGATACCTGCCCATGAATTAATCGCACAAGGACATTTATCGAATTTAAATATTGATATAGTACAATTAGAAGTTAACTTAAAAGAACAGTATGCACAGTTTTTGGAAGATACTAAAGATGAAGCAGATATACCACATCTAACGTATACCAAGTTCAAAGATTCATACTTCCCAGATTTCACTGCCGAAAAATCATTTCTACACTCTGAAAAGGCGCGATTAGCGTGGATTGCAGACTATATCGGATCGAAGCGATTGTTGGATAAGGGGAATGTGTTATGTCTTGTCAATGGTGTTCCATTTGGCAAAAAACTGGCAAAGATAATACCCGATGCTGTCTTTCTACATGGCAAAGATGACGTGAGTGTCAGAAAAGAAATTTATCAATCGTTTAAAGATAATGATAATCTCGTTGTCATAGCCACAGTAAACATTGCAGGCACAGGATTAAACATTAAAAGAATATTTAATCTTGTTTTAGTAGACGTTGGGAAATCTTTTATTCGTGTAATACAAGCAATTGGTCGTGGCCTAAGAAAGGCACATGATAAGGACTTTGTTGATATTAGTGATATATGTTCAGATTTAAAATATAGTAAACGACATTTGGCCAAGCGTATACGATATTATAAAGATGCCAAGTATCCATACAAGAAAAGAAAGGTTGACTATTAATACTGTTTACTGTATCATTACATTATAATATAACAAAACAATAATAAGAAAAAATAATTATGTTAATATTTAACGAAGACAACGACGCAATAATCCTTGATAGTATTCAAGGTCCAACCTTGTCGGAATATATGTACGTTCTCGATTTAACCTTAATGGACTTTACACTCGCCCCATTATTAATCTTTGAGGAAGTTATTTGTCCGTCAATTTCTATTTCAATCAAGGGATTTACTTTTGAATTGCCTGCAAATTGGAATATTTTAGTTACTGACGAGGAAACAACACAGTTAGATGTTGTGGAAGTATCTGAATTGGCAGGAAAAGAATTCAAGGCGATGATTTATGGTATGAATATGTCAAGACCAGAACTAGGAAAGATTACAGTAAATGATTATTTTCCTAATTTTCAGAATATTGGTCCTTCCTTGAATAAATATCAAATGTTATGTCACCCGATCTCACCCGATGCTTGGGTTAATGTAGCACCATCCGATTCGTATAATAAGTATCTTAAGGAAAAACTTGTCGGAGACATAACATAAACAAAAGTAGGATAATTATAACAAATGGCAAAAAGAAAACAAAAACAGAGTTTAAAAGAATTTAGAGCATGGCTACAGGGTGTTGAAGAATTGCAACCAGTAGATTGGGCACCCAATTCTGAACAGTGGAAATTAATCCGCGATAAGATTAATGGTATCGTAGAAGAAAAAATTGTTGTTGAACGGACAGCGCCACCATCTCAAGCGCCTGCGAGACCAAACCCAGGTTATGCACAACAGCCGCTTCCATCAAATATTCCATTGCCACCTGTGGTTGGTGGTTTACCTCCTGTAGAGGTAGAAATGACGGATGCAGCACGTAAGTTATTAAATCCTGGTCCGGGCGGTTCTACAAAAACACCAGATATGGATACGTCAGATGGAAACATTAACAGCCCGTTCGTGTAATAGTGTTAAACTAAAAAATCGAACATTATGGTTCGATGGTGATTCTACAGTCGATGGAAACGATATAATCAATAATATCATTAATGGTAACACTATCACTTCGATGTTTGTTGAAGAATTAAATGATGAGATTATACGGTATAATAAATTAGTATCTAAATCAGAGAAAGTTTTAATAAAGACAACATTCAATGAACCAACCTTTGAATGGAATATACCAGAAGAATATAAAACATTAGATGTTGTTTCATATGTCGCAGATAAACTATTAACACAAGATGGCACCACCAGCGACATTGGTCTTCGACAACGAAGGTGTGCGGACGAGCTTGCGATTTACGATAAAATGGGACTTTTTGATATACTTAAGAGTCTGATATATATTATAAATACATTAACAGAAAAGAATATAGTTTGGGGAGTAGGACGTGGAAGTAGTGTCTCTTCATACGTTTTATACGTCATCGGCGTTCATGATGTTGACAGTTTTCTTTATAATTTAAATATAGAAGACTTTTTAAGAACCCCAACAACATAATAGGAGATTAACATGGGAAAAAAGGTTACAAGCGCGAAAGGTGAAGTTATTGATTTCGATTACTTGAAAATTAAAGAACAACTTGCATCTGCGCCCGCTCCAATAGAAGTAAAAAATCGTCAGAACTTTATAGAAAATCGTTTAAAGCGCCGACTTAAAAAGAAACTTCCCGTTGTTGAACAAACAGACGTTAACGTTGAACCGTCGCTCCCTGAACCATCAGACGAGATTAAGGTTGAAGAATCTGCTGTACCCACTGAAACAACAGTGGTAAAGAAGGCAGCAACTACGAAACAAAAAGCAAGAAAGAAGACTAAGGAATAACAATGACAAATGTAAAAGCTATCAGAAATCATGTTATCTTTCAATTTGAAGATTCTGTTGTTAAAAAAACTGAATTTGGTAAGCAACGTAAACAGTTCGGTAATAAGACAGATTGGGGATTTGAAATGTCAAGTTTCGATGACGCTACAAAATCACCAAGATGGGGAATAGTTATTTCGGTTGGCCATGAAGTCGCCGAAAATATTCGCGTAGGCTCAAAAATATTAATAGATGCGCTTAAATGGACGGAAGCTATCGAATATAAAGGTGAATCGTACTGGCGTACGGATGAGTCGCATGTGTTAGCAATAGACGAAGCCTATCAACACTAAAATTTAACCCCATAAATACATTCTCATACATGGAGAGTGTTTATGGGTTTTATTCTTGTTCTTATATTAACAACGCTTGCAATCGCAGGCTGTGCCGCGTTTTTTAGTATCTATGGTCTAGCAGCAATTTTTTCTGGTATATTCTGGCCTGTTGTTTTAATGGGTTCTTCTCTTGAAGCTGGTAAATTGATGGCAGCGTCATACGTCTATCGATTTCGCGACAGTATTTCAATGGCAATGAAAGTATACCTCATTTCGGCAATATTGATACTGATGGTAATTACCTCCGCAGGAATTTTCGGATTCCTTTCCATGGGCTATCAACAAGATACTCTTCCTCTAAAACAACAGGAACAGCAAATAGCGTTATTGGAATCAGAACGTATTGAATTGGAAAACTTTAAGAAAGAAAGGCTTGTAAGAAGAAAACAAATAGACACGGATATAGCCTCATTACCAAACAATTACATTAAAGGCAGAGAACGTCTTATAAAAGCAAACGCTCCAGAGTACGAACGGTTGCGCTCGGATATAGAATTATATACAAAACAAATCGGTGAAAAAACGACGAAGATTTCCGAACTCAAACAAAAGAAATTGATAAGCGAAGTTCATACGGGACCGATCATCTTTATCGCCAAAGCATTTACCACAGAAACCGACGATGCTACCAAATGGATGATAATACTGATAATGTTCGCATTCGATCCGTTGGCGGTGGCGCTTACATTAGGTGTAAATCATGCGATACTCCAACGAAAGCGGAAATTGGGTCAAGTTGAACACAGTCTTGAAATAGTAGAGCATATTTTATCAGATGATCAGCTAGATGAAATTGTTGAACCTAATTTAGAAACTGTTCCGCCTACTACCAATATTAGCGTGGACGATTTAAAAGCCGCTTTGTCTGAAATGCAGGACAAAGAATTATCGATAGCGGAAATGGCACAAAAGGGTATGTTGGAAGAGATGCTCGAAAGAAAACTAATCACAGAAAGGATTAGGAATCCAAACAAAAGTAGTTGACATTACTAGATCGTTGTAGTATTATCTAATAATAATACGGAGAATAATAACTATAATGAAACCCAATAAACATGTATTATGGGCTGAAAAATACCGTCCTTCCACATTAGATGCTTACATTTTTCACGACGAATCCCATAAAAAATCATTTCAACAAATGGTTGAAAATAAAACTATTCCACATTTATTACTATCTGGTGTACAGGGTAGTGGCAAAGCACAACCTCTATATAGTAAAATATTAACTACAGAAGGGTGGAAATGTAACGGTGATCTTAAGAAAGGTGATACCATTTGCACCCCAAACGGCACAACTACTAAAATTATAGACATATTCCCTCAAGGAAAAAAAGACATATATACTATTACTTTCCATGATGGTTCTTCAACCGAATGTTGCATGGATCATTTATGGGAATGTTATTTTATAGATAATTATAATAACAGAACAGCAACGAAACATGTAGTTGATACCAGAACCATATTGGAATATATCAACAAGCAAAAGTTAAGATCGTCTGAAAAATTTAATGTATCAATACCATTAATAAAACCAATGGATACGCCAGTAAAAGAATATGAAATTGATCCATATCTATTAGGGGCATTATTAGGTGATGGTTCGCTCTGTTCACCAACTCCAAAATTGACATCAGTTGATAAGGAATTAATTGAAGAATGTCAAAAAACCCTATTAGATGGCTATCGTATAAAACCTATATCAGATACCCAAAAAGAATTTCATTTAACTAATGAGAAAAGAGAAATATATGGTGGTACAAGGGGTGTAAGTGAAAACTATTATACAGGATATTTTAGAAAAACGGGATTATATGGTTGTCGTTCTCATGAGAAGTTTATTCCAGTGGAATATAAATCTGGCTCAATATCCCAACGTTGGTCGTTGGTTCAAGGGTTAATGGATACTGATGGTACCATTTCCAAAACAGGCAGCTCAATATCGTTCACGACAACAAGTTATCAATTGGCAACAGATTTGCAAGATATTGTATGGTCGTTGGGGTGCACTTGTACACTCACCCCCAAAAATAAAAAATATAAGTATAAGGATGAAATATTTAATGGTAGACCATCTTTTGATTTAAATATGAACCACAATGACGGTGGCGCTCAGTTCTTTAGATTAATGAGAAAAAAAGAACGCGGTTCGAGCACATTTGCACAAAATCACAGCGTGGGTGATATTGTTTTACGGAGAAGAATCAAACATATAGAATATAAATCACAAGAATTGGCGCAATGTATACTTGTTGATGATCCAGAACATCTTTATATAACCGATAATTATATTGTTACACATAATACTACCATAGCACAAATCTTAACAACGGAACTCGGTGTCGATCCGAGCGATACACTTCTTATCAATGCGAGTGACGAAAATTCCGTTGATTTTATGCGTGATAAGATTAAAAGTTTTATAACTACTTTCGCAATCGGCGAATTTAAACTTATCCAATTAGAAGAAGCGGACTATCTTACACATAATGCACAAGCAGTTTTGCGTAAATATATGGAAGATCCAAATTGTCCTGCAAGATTCATACTTACATGTAATTATGAAAATAAAATCATGCCTGCCATTAAATCGCGTAGTCAACAGTTTAGGTTTAAATCACCCGACCGCAATGAAATTGCGGAATTCTGTGCTACTATACTTTTAAAGGAAAAGATAAAGTTCAATATTGAATTACTAGATAAGTACATCGCTACTGGTTATCCAGACATTAGAAAAATTGTAAATCTCTTACAACAAAATTCAATTGATGGTAAACTTCAATCACTTGTCACAGAATCTGAATCTGGTGATTATAAATTTAAATTATTAGATTTAATTAGTTGTGATGATTGGGCTGGGGCAAGAAGTGTTGCTTGTGCTAACGTGGCCACCGAAGAGTGGGAAGATTTATATAGGTTCCTCTATGAGAACCTTGATAAATCAAAAAAGTTCAGTAAAAAAGAGAATTGGGAAGCAGGCATTGTTGTTATTGCAGAGTTTCTCTATAAAAATGCCGCTGTTGCTGATCAAGAAATAAATGCGGCGGGAATGTTTATACGGCTTTCGCAAGTATAAGAGAATAATAATGTTAGACGAATTAGAAAAAATGTTAAAAGACGAGGCACCACCCCCAACCAATCCACAAAATATGGTGTCAAAAGGGTATGATCCGTATGATCCGTATGATCCATATTCAATACAAGAAGATTTTATTTTTCCAGCAAGTACGAATGGTCGTGGTTCACTCGTTGAAACGTTGCCATGTGGTCAAGGTCTTGGCATGTTGAATGATCTTGAATACTTCCGTCGTGAAGTTGTAGATCGTTTAGCGGTACCTAAAATTTACATAGACGATACAAGATTCCAATATGAACTTATAAAGGCACAACTTTCAACCACCATACCACCGTTGATTGTTGACGCCGATTCAGAAATCGGAAAACAAATGATAAAAACTCTTCGGGCACGAAAGTTCGACGACGCAATGGAGTTAATATAATAATGGCAAGAAGAAAAAAATTAGAAAATGAAACCAC